ATTCATGCCGAATCCTCTTGGTCGCCGTCGGTCTTCGACTCCTTCTATACAGGAAGTTGAGCAACTGAAGCAGGAACTGGATCTGTTAAAAGCTCAGTACAACGCCGATATGGCAAACATCAGTGCTGACATGAGCACGTTGAACAATATCGTTGCAGCTTCAGGTCAAATCTGATTTAGTTAAAACTTAGAATGAGGCTATATGCCATAGCCTCGTGGGATACATTCCGCTGACGAACTATAAATATGATTCTGGTCTGCATCAGATTCAAAGCGGACCTAATCATGAATCTTATTTAGTTGTATCTTCTGGCATCGTTGATGTCGGAGCTGATCTCGGTCGCATTACACCGGGACCCCCTAATAGCGGTTCCTGGTATTTAACGGATGACTGGCGTGTAGCTCCACAGGCTGTCTCGGGTTACTGGATTGATTACACCCCTGGTGTTGCGTATCAACCAAGCGGGGCTCTTAGTGCTGAAGAAGGATATAGACCTTTAGGTTTTTCAACAATCGCATACGCCAAAGTTCAAACTTCCTTTAGTTCGAACTTCGGTGTTCGGCAAACATTGCCTTACACGTATTTCGGAGGTGTTGCGCCGGATAATCAAGATTACTCTCCTTATAAAACACCGGAGTCCAATACGGTTGCTGAAGGTATTACAGGAGGTGGGGTAACTCACGGTCGCTACGAAGGTGGTCTACTGACCACGGCTGTTAGTTCGGGTGTTGCTACACGAGCTGACTGGATATACAACCCTCCGGTCTATTGCCGTACATACACGGAAGCCACTAGGGCTCAAGTTCCTGGCTTGATGTCGGCTGTAATCCGCACCATCTATCGTGGCGGCTCAACGCGTTACGTTTCGAACTTGGGTTCGGTGTACTTCCAAGGTTCTGAGGGTGTACGTAACCTTGTCAGGACATTTAGTGCGTCTGTTAATTCGAGCAATCAGAAAGGTTAAACGCTAAAAATGCGACAAGAAAGTGTTCACATAGATGTTTTTTCGTTAAATTAAGTATGTAGTTTTTCGGAGGTTGACGCTTTGTTCGTCGACAATGATTTTCCGAAGCTGCTCGGTGCAGAGCTCTACCGTCCGCATCCCGCGTATGTTGTAGAGATGGCTGCAGAACCGGTTGACAACCCAGCCGCCTTTCTGAGTAATCAGAAAGTGACAACCCGGTGAATTGCTGGAAACCCTTCTTAAAAGATCCAAACCCTACAACGTAACTGGTGACAGTAAGCGTGAACGGTTAAAAAGTTTGGATTCTGGGGCAATCAGCAGCCAAGCCTCTCAGGAATGAGTGGAAGGTTCATCGACTAGGACATACGATCCAGACCGGATTATGAAGTCCACTAGCGCCGGGGCTCCCAGTATTGTTCGTAATTTTTTAATTTACGTTCAATACCTAACTTAGATTCTCCGTAAATAGCTCTAATTGCTTTAGCGTCCCTGATGTAACCTGGAAGATTAAACAATTGTTTTCCACGTTGTGTAGTTTCCTTTTTTATAAGGAGTTTGACTGCACTTACATCGAGAATCCAAGTTTGAAGTTGGTTGGCAAATTCTTCAGAAGCAGTGGTTACTTTAAAGCGTCGTTCTGTTATGGATCCGTCGCCGTCCCACACGCCTCTGAGGAAGTCCTTTTTAAATTCACGGAGGTCACAAAGAAGTTTTAAGGTGTGTGATTTGTTTGGAGTTATTCCTAATTTCAACAAGTCTTCTACCATGGATTTTTTACTAAGAACTAAGACTTTTTGAGGAGCACTAAGCTTCCCATTTATCTTAGAAGTCTTAGTTTTAAGTTCAGGTGCATCTTCACCTAAAAACTTTCTAAATTGCTCTAAAATTAGACTATCTTCTTCTTTTAAAGCAATTCGTACAGCCGTTAATCTAGGACTTATGTTTCCATCTGATGCCAGCAAACCTAAAAAATAAGCTTTATCAGGTGAATCGATGACCTTAAAATACCGGTCATCATAACTCATAAAAGAGTAAGTTTCTCCTGATTTTCTTATTCGTTTACCTGTTTGCTCAAAATAAGATGGAATACCTAATTGCTTTCTAGCTTTATAGAACGTCACCATTGTTACTCCTAGAATTTTTGCTGCTTCGACATCTGGCATTTTTGATGCCAACTCTCGAATAACAGCAGGGTCGGGAGAAAAACGATTGTAACGAGTCATTTTGGGAGCAAGATATAGTCAGTGCTCTGAGGATGAAAAACTCAGAGAGTGGATTTGAACCCGCAAATCCTAACACGTGTTGTTCACGACTTTTCCAAACAACCCGGCCAGACCGTTCAGCTTGACCGTTATCGTTTCTGGGGCAACCCTGGCTCTAAGGAGTCTCGGGAGCGCACTGCTGAGCAGACCATCGGTACTGCCAACAGCAGAAACATTGTGAAGGACAAAGTACTGGTTACTCTTCGTGAGTACACCGGTCCTGCGGACCCTTCCGATCCCACTCAGCCGAGCACCTTTAAGATTGCTCGCGAAACCCTTATTACTGCTCAACGCCTCTTGTTGGATACCGGTAACCTTACCGCTTTCCACCAGTCGATCGGCTCCCTGACTCTGCTCGACGACTATCGTCGTTGGCGTGATCGGGTGTTCATCAACGAACTCCTGAAAGCTGTTTCCAAGGGTCAGTCTTCTGACAGCCAAGGCGGTTACTACTACCCCGGTGATCTCGCCGTCGGTAGCCTCACCTACGCCAACGCCGAGCAAGCTAAGTTCGACGTTAAGGATGACCTGCTGCGCGTGGTGAAGAGCCTGCGTAAGCGGAACACTCCTACCTACCAGGATGGTTTCTATCGCTGCGTTTGCGATCCTACTTTCCTGATGCACCTGCGCCAGAACAGCGACTTCCGTGAAGTTGCTCGTTATCCCGGCAATGGTCAGATCAACCCCCTGATGTCCTCGATGCAGCCCAACGCTGCCATCTACATGGGTCAGGGCTTCGGCCAAGCCACCTTCGTGGCCGGTGAGCCGATCATGCCGACCGGTTTCGTGTTCGAAGGTGTTCGCTTCTTCGAATCGACCAACATGCCTTCGCAGAGCCAAACTGCGACCATCGGCGGTACTTCGTCTTCGTACGAGTCTGCTATCGGTATGTTCTTCGGTCCGCAGTCTGTTGGTGTTGGCATCGGCGGTAACAACGCCCAAGTGCTGCTCAACAACAATGACGATTTCAGCCGTTTCATCATGATGATTTGGAGCCTGTACGCAGGTTTCGAGCTCCTGAACGCTGACTTCGCCACCATTGCCTACTCATTCAACGCTTGAGGAGGTAATTAATCATGACTGTTAATCCCGCACAAATCTCGGTTGCCAAGATTTATCCTGGTAACTACACCAACGTTCTTCGTTATTGGCACGAAGAGAAGTCCGTCGTTTATCTGAACGAAAACGGTACTTCGGAAACTCTGACCAGCCAGCCCGTTGGCGGTCCGGTTGGTGTTATCTTCCAGCCCGGCTGGATTGCTCAGCAGGCTATCGGCTACGTCGACCTGTCTTATCAGGCTCTGGGTAGCGTTAACCAGCTTGAGTATTACACCCAACCCTACGGTTCGGGTCTGAACGGTTCCAACGGTTCCTTCAGCAGCGCCAACGTCATCATCCCCTCCCCCGATTATCACAAAGATATTCGGGCTGACATCACGAACGGTATTACCGTTCCTTCGGGCGCTTACGTTTACCGGACTTCACTCCGTGTTGACGGCGGCGACGTGATCAGCAGCGGTGTTGGTGGTGGTTCGGCCACGCCTCAGCTGACCCTTGTTCCCGCAATGAACCAAGGTCTGCGTGCTGATGGCACTGTGGTCTCCGGTAAGTTTGGTGTTTCGGTTACTGGTTCGAACAGCCGCATCGAAAACGGTACGTTCAACTCGGTCAACATCATCAACTCCAACAACCTGTCTGCTCTGACTGCAGACACCACTTGGAACCTGTTCGCTACTCGCAACCTGGGCGGCGTTGCTGCTTCCGGTTTGACTCTGGCTTCGGGTGTCTACGACCCCCGCGCTCAGTCTGGCAAACTGGCTGGCAAGAACAAAGCTCTTGGTATCTGCGAAGTTTGCTGGATTGTTCCGGACGAAGCGCCCAAGCGCGACGATCTGGCCCTGCAGCCTGGCGGCCTCGTGGAATCGAGTGTGTACACTTCGACTGTCCCGGCCTGATAAATTTAGGAAAAATAAAGGC